TGATGGCGGTCACCTCGATATAGACGCGATCAACTGGACCTGAGCGCATGATCTCACTCCAGCCGCCTGCGTCCACGAGCGTAAACGCGCCGCCATTGGCGCGACACCAGCTGGCGCGGGTGTCGTCATAGACCCATATCTGGATGGTCACGCCTGCGTTGTCCGCCGACTCGACGCGCAGGGCAACGTCTACGGTGCTGCGCCCCGATGAGCCCGCGACGGGCACGCCGTCGCTTGCTGTGGTGGGTGCGTTGTTAACCGCTGTCACGGCGCTGGCCTGCACCACCCACTGAGGGCGACGCCCGCTAACCTGCACCTGTATCTCTTGGACCTCACCGATCGTTGTAGGCATAAGAGCCTCCTATTGCGCGAGCACCATAAACTCAATACGGTGGCCGATGGTGCCGCCCGCTGGATAGCTGCTGATAAAATTCGTCAGCGTCGTGCCATCAAACAGCTGGACGCCGAACACGACGCCGCTGTTGCTCACCGCCTGGAACTGCGGCACGACCATGCGCGAGGCGATGAGGTTATTACCCGCATCACGCAGCTGACCTGCTGTGACCTGCGCAAAGAGCGCCGTAATATTAGTCACATCATCAAATGGCACTGTAACAAAGCCTGTGACCGTCGAGGCGCTGCCGCCGCTCATATTAAAATCCCCCAGGCTTGTCACATCCCAGCCCGTACCGCCAGCGTTGACCTCAAGGCGCACACGCGCCAGGCCCTTGACGTTGTTGGTCAGGTCCACGATGACCCCACCCGCCGCATCATCATTACCGAGGATGATGAGCGTGTCGGCTTGGAGCGCGTCGCCTCGGAATTTTGAGAGCACGCTCGCGCCCGTGGCTACATGCGTATAGGTGTGATACTGACCTGCGCCGAGGTTGGCAGGGTCAGCCGTCAACTCGATGTAGCCATGCTGCGCCTCAAGCGTGAGCTGACCGTTGTCAGCGCCGAACGCGCGCGCGCAGAAATTCGAGTACCTGCCGCCAGAGCGCAGCAGGTAATTGAGGTTGTTGTAGGGCAGCGGGTCGTTCTCGACCCAGCCGTTGGTGCGCTTGGCGCTGGGATCAGCGACGTCGGTGCCCCCAGCGCTCTCAGCCCACAGGATGTTGTCAGTCGGTTTAGTCGTGGCCATATCGAGCTCCTCAGAATGCGGCAGGCATGCCGTCGCCAGGATCACCAGCGGCAGGCATAGGGCTAATGTCAAGGCGGAATACATCATCAATCACCGGGCTCCCGTTGACCAGATCGACGCCCACCGCTGCCGCAGTCGCCTGCTCCATGCGCTCACGCACACGCGCCTTGATGGTAGCAGACAGCGGCGAGGGTGTCACGATGAGCATGGTGTAGCCCGCTGGATAGGCGGGCGTCACTTGGATAAACGACGCGCCCGTCATCAACTGCGCGATCCTCAGCAGGCGCTCATGCTCCCCCTGTGACCTGTTGATCTGAATGCGCGCCTGGATAAACCTGCGATAGTCCGCATCAGCCAGCCCCCCGCGCAGCTCGCCCACGATGGCGCCGAATCGATCCAGCCACTCCCCCGACGCGCTGTCTAGCTGAAGCGCCAGCCCCAGATCAAACGTGGTGTTCTCGATGTCCTGCACGCCTGTGGCCAAGCTGCGCGTGAGCGTCGAGGTCAGCGGCTGCTTGGCGCGCGACGCAGTCAGCAGGTTCACCGCGTCGCTGCCTACGTCGAGGATGTATCCGGCGTTGCTGCTCATGCGATGGTCACTCCGATGTTGGCCGTAGCTGTGCGCGCGATCTCGTCAATATCAATGGCCAGGTCGCTCGTGGCTACGGGTGGGTCGATGATGTCGATGGCCAGTGAGCTCGCTGAGAGCACATCATCGCTGACCGCCTGGATGGCCTGATACACGCGCAGGACGCGCACGTCATCCCCTACCTCCAGCGCGTTGACGTAGGCCACGATAGCCGCCTGGATATCAGCAGCGACCACATCAGAGCCAGGCGCCAGCGTCACGGTCACATCAATATAGACGTCCACCTCAGTGGCATAGTCCCACTCGATGGTGTGGTCTACGCCCTGGCTGTCTGTCACCGTCGCGGTCACGCTCGTGCCCCATGCCTGGATGCCTGCGGGGAGCTGGCCAAAGTAGGCCGTAGCGATAGCCGCCTCCACAGTCGCGCTGTTGGGGTCAGGATACAGGATCGCCCTGACTGCGTGCGCTGGGGTGCCATCTGCGGCGGTGCTGTTGGTCCTGTTGGAGAGCACCACCGCCTGCTCGACGATCTCAAGGAGCGCCGCGCGGATGCCACCGTCTGTGCCTGTGCCGCTGGCCTGGAGGCTCGACTCCCTGCGCGCGCGCAGCTGGAGGTCGCTCTCGATGTTCTGCCCTGGCGTCAGCGCTGCGGCGTTGGTGGAGCTCGACCAGCCTGCCACGGGCGTGACGATGACCGTCAGGCTCGCCGCAGCGGCCTCAATAGGTCCAGTGGTCAGCGCCTGCACGGGCACGCTCGTGGCGCCTGCGATGGTCACTGCTGCTGTCGTCTCGACCGTGACCGTAGACGCAGCATCACGCACGCGAGAGCCCGCAGGGATCACCGTGCCACTGGTGCCATTAACCGTGATGGTGCCTGTGGAGCGCGTCGCCTGCTGACGAGGTGTAATCCCTGAGAGCGCTGCCAGCGCGTCGAGGTACACACCCACAGCCTGGTCTGGGTCAAGCGCCGCAGCGACCTCACCCAGCGCCTCCCACACAAGGCTAATCTCTGTGCCGAGCGCCCCACGGATTTGACCCAAGACGCTATCCGCATCAAGGCGCAGGTTCTCGCCCAGCTCAGTCCTCAAGCTCGCGTCGAGGTCAGCTAGGACCTCAGCGAGCGTCTTGATCGTAAACCCTGTGCTATCTACTCCAGCCATTATATCAGCCCTCCCAGGGGCATCAGCGTCGCAGCGAGCTCCGCGCCGGGTGTCTCAGTAACAACGCCCTGCGTGAGCACGGCGCCGCTGTCGCTCTCGATGAGCGCGTTAAAGGTGATGCTTAGCCCTCGCGTTGCGCGGTCTAGCGTGGCGCGCACATCCTCGACGCGGATAACACCATCTACGCTCTCGACGATGGCCTTGATCAGCAGGGCGATGACGCTAAGGTCACGCCCCTTGCCCAGAACCTGAGAGCGCCAGGGCACGCCCGCGCCCGTGTTGAGCTCATACTCCCCCCGGTGCGTCTGGAGCGTCACAAGCACTGCCTGCACCACATCCTCATAGCGGCGCTCCTCTAGCACGAGGTCGCCGCCTGCGAACGTCAGATCGTTATCGGTCAGCTGGAGATCGCTCATCATTCCGCCCTGGTCTTGGTGGCTGCGGTCGAGCTCGGCACGCCGCTTGGTGGGTAGGCAGTCGTGGTGGCCGCAACGTAGGCCGCCTTGAGCGCTGCGCCGCCATCTCCTGCGACCGGGACCCAGGTTTTGAGCACCGTATCCAACAGCGTGACGTAGGTGTCCACCCTAGAGGCCAGCGCCACGAGCTCGCTGGCGCCAGGGCCACCGAGCTTGACGCTGGCAGCGGTCACGATGACCTCTCCATCGGTGATGCGCAGCTGCGTCGAGCCATCGCGTCGAGAGAGCACCAGCTCATCAGCCCGCGCCACGCTAGAGCCTAGCGCCTCGGTCGCAGGCCACAGCCCAGGGATGGCGATGGCGTCATCAGCCATGCACAGCCGCACATCCTGCGCGTCGATGTTTGTGCCACCTTGGAGGCGCCACTCATCGAGCGAGCGCGTGGACACCACGCACAGCACATAGTCACCTGCCACGAGGTCAGCGACGATAACCCACTGGCCAAAGCTGGGCATCACGACGGGCACATCAAATAGGATGCCAGACCAGTCGCGATATTCGCCCGTCTCGTCATCACCATAGTAGGCGCGGTTCACAGGCTGGACCTCAGCGCGCTGGGTCGTGCGGTCATAGCTGGTGACCTGCGCCACAAAGACCTGCGCGCGCTCACCCGTCCAGGCCTTGATGGCGCGGGTGATGACCTGGTCTAATGTGGGCGTGCGTTGCTCGGTCATGCGCTAATCCTGATCTCAGTACACTCGACCTCTGTATAATACTCGGCAGCCCACCCGCTGTCACCTGCGTGGCGGACGCGCCGGATGAGATAGTACCCGTTATATTCGGCGCTCTCCAGCTTGATGATGCGGCGCAATCGCACCTCTGGGTTGAGCAGCATCTTGACGGTGATGCGCCCACCCTCTCCAGGCGCGGGACTGCCCACCATGCCCGTGCTTGGGCTGACCACCAGCGCGGGGAGCGTCGTGGCCTGACCTCGTGGCGTCACGACAATGCGCCCATCCTCGATGGTCCAGTCAAACCTGTTGGCGCGCGCGACGCGGTTAACCTGGGTGAGCACCTGCCCGTTGAGGTTAACGCCGCCTGCGCTGGGCATCGAGACGGCAGCATCAACGGCGCTGGTGTCCAGCGAGAGTCCAGCGATCTGAGCCAGCTGGTCGAGGATGCCATCGACGGGTTGCTCCCCCTTGAGGCTCAGGCTGGCGCTCTTGGTGCGCGCGGCCTGGCCATCGCCTGACTCCAGCTCAAGGCGCGTCTCGGGACGCTCCTTGAAGTAGCCGCTGCGCGTGATGTCGCCCAGAAATATGAGCCCTGCGGCATCGCCATAACCTGCGTAGAGCTGGAGCGTGGTGCCCAGCCTGCGCGTCGCTTGGCTCGTGGTGACCGTGGCGTTGTAGACGGTCACCTTGCATGTGTTGAGCGGCTGGCCATCCTGTTTGACCACCTCAAACGCGATGCGCAGCCCGCGCACCTCTAGCCCATCCTCGCCAGGGATGCCGATGCGCAGGTAGGTGTTGCGTAAAAACTGCGTCATGCGATGACCACCCGCGTCACGGCGTTGACGTTCGGCGCAGG